AAGATATAGTAGATATGCCGGACATGTTTCATAGTCTCCCCTGTGATCTATCTCGATACATCTATCAATTGTATTTTCAGTATGTAATACAAGAACTAGATGTAATAGGTCAACTTAAAAATAAACGAAACTATCTCAAAAAAAAAAATTCAACTTTACATACCAATGAATCTGTCGTGATTTATTGGTTGAATGGCATATCTCACAATTCTCAGAAACGTGACCACAAACGAGATCAATTTATGTTCCATACAGATGGACACTATTTATACAGTATTGACAAAGTAATTGGATATACGAAAAAGAATCGAAAATATATTTACAATTATACAGCAAGTAATAATAAGTTTATCTCTTATACATGTAGTCGCCATATCAATTTGGCTAAAAAATATTGTGATTTTGTGATTGATTAATCTAAGGTGGGGTTACTAGTTTTTGTATATTTTGTAATGTAATTCGTCTAACCGGATTAGGATCTAACATTCTAACCAAAAGTTCACCTACCGTTGTCTGAACTCCATCAATAGGGAGTAAGTCTAATTTTTTATCCGCGATCAATTGAGTTAAATACTCTTCACTTTTTTGAGCAAAGGTACGTTCATTTCTATATTCATCTCTTAAAGTTCCCCAATAATACTTTGTCCAATCACCTCCAAATAAAGTTACCAATAAGACACCCAATCCCCATACGGTACTCGAATCATTGCAATTAGGAGCACGTGTATAATAGGTATCGGGTGGGGGATACGTACTTGGCCCACGTTCATTTCTATCAAAACACAATCCTCCGATATCTCCTATGACTAATTTAATACCTGAGGGTGTATATTTGAACAATACATTACCTAATTTCAAATCCGTATAGTAACAATGATTATTAGATCCTAACGTAGAGATACAAACAAGATTATCAACGAGTGTTTTGATAAACTTTGTTTTTCTTTCTGCGGGCAAGTTGACTAATTTATTCATATCTCCATCCATTGAATCCATCACAGCTGCATAGTTACCCTTCATATAAATAATTTTTGAATTAATCAAATTACAGATACCCCGATTTCCTACTCGATTTAATTCATTGACTATGTTTATTTCTTCATCATCTGGATAGTTATATGTTTTGAGCGCAATTTCAAAATAAGGGTGTCCTGGTTCTCTAGGTATCTCCCATTGACTTTTACGTTCATTCTCATTGAAATAATAATAAAATCCAGTTGAATTGGATCGTACTTTTCTCCATCCTGACCGTAATGGGGATTCAGATGCATATTTGAATACATATCCATAACTACCTTTGTTCACATACGTGATTTGATTGAGAGGAATCCCATCGTATGTTAATTGACCGGGTATATTCACTTGTCTTGAAGGATCAAAAGATATATCTTGTGATGGAATCGGAGAATACTGAACTAAATTCAAATCAATGGTTTGAGAAGGCAACGGGGGTGTTGGAGGTGTCGGTTGTTGTGCGGGTTCCGGTTCGGGTTCAGGTGCTGGTTCAGGTGCCGGTTGTTGTGCTGCTTTCTTTGTTAAAATTCGTTTTCTTGCGGCTTTTGTATCTAAAATCCATCGATTGGTTTTTGGATTAAACACTTTCTTTTTTCCTTGACTCACTTTCAATCGTAATTGATCTTGTGCGGTTGATTGAGAAAAAGCGGGTTGTTGTACGGGTTGTTGTACGGGTTGTTGTTGTTGTTTTGCTTTTTTTGTCAAAATTCGTTCCCTTGCGGCTTTTGTATTGAAAACCCATCGTTTGGTTATTGGATTGTATACTTTTCTTCTTCCTCGACTGACTTTGAATTGTAATTGATCTTGAGCGGGTTGAGATTGATCATAAAAATCTGGAGGTGTATCTAACAACTGATTTAGATTCATGTCAGATAAAGATTGAGGTTGATCATAAAAATCAGAGGGTGTATCTAATAACTGGTTCAAATTCATGTCAGACAAAGATTGAGGTTGATCATAAAAATCAGAGGGTGTATCTAATAACTGATTTAGATTCATATCAGACGAATTCATTCTGGGTACAAAAGAGACAGCGTTTGGATTTAATGGATTCATCTATACAATTAGAAATATAAAAAAATAGGATTAACGGGAAGTTGTTTGAGTCGGAGTATCTTCTTTGTATGTCAATACTTTGTACAAAAAGAAAATCAATGCGATGACAGAGGTCACCATTAAGTACGATGCAATCATAAATATCATTCCCCCTCCTTGACTTGTTAGTTTAGATGTACAATATCGTGAATATCCAAGTAACAATAACAGAAATGACAAATAAATAAATGCCACATATTCTTTCAATCCTGTTTTCTTTGTAATCAAATTCATGTACAAAGCGATAAGTCCATATATCACCAGAGGAAGCGCAAATAAGGAATAATGAGGGTTTGCTTGAATCGTTTGTTTTACCGTACCAGCTGCATTCCCCATAGTGTTAGCCACATTACCTATAGTAGTACCCATAGTGTTTGCTGTAGTACCCATAGTGTTTCCCACATTTCCCATAGTATTGGCTACATTTCCCATAGTGTTTCCCACATTTCCCATAGTTGGTAATGCAGGTGTAGGAATTCCACCATTTTGCCATAAACTGCGAGCTTTCATATCTATATATACTTGAAACAAAATAAATTAAAGATATTCTCATAAATTAAGAGAAAAGAGACATGGAAAAACAACATGTCATATTAGAATATCACAAATACAAAGAGACATATACCCAAAAATATGGGGACAAAACTGTTATCTTTATGCAATTGGGAAGTTTTTATGAAATGTGTGCGGTTTTAGAAGGATCACAGACCTATGGTGAAACTCACATTTACGAGATTTGTGATAACTTATTGAATATTGCGGTAGCTAAAAAGAAAAACAAAACCAGTCAATCGAGTTTACCTTCGGGTGATACAGTTCACTATTTACAAGCTGGATTTCCTATGCCATCTAGAGAAAAATACATCCCTATTTTGTTGAATCATGGATATACGGTAGTTATTGTAGATCAAGTCACAGAGCCACCGAATCCAGAAAGGAAAGTCACGGAAATATTGTCACCAGGAACCTATATTGAATCCAATTCATCTTCCACGAATTATTTAGTGTCAGTATATTTAGAGAAAAACGTGTATCAAGGGTGTGATAAATACATTGCTGGATTGAGTAGTATTGATTTATCGACGGGGAAAAATGAATTTCATGAAATTCCGTATCATGATGATCCCACATTTTGGAATGATGAATTATCCCGATTATTTCATTTTTATGAACCCAAAGAAATTTTGTTTCATTTGAATGGGATTGAGATGAGTTCCCAAGATATGATTCACCGGTGGGAATTAACTCATGATTCGATTCACATCGATTATTTTCAAAATTCGGTTTATTTGAAACCAAGTTATCAGAATGAATTTTTGAATCGTGTTTTTCAATTGAATTGTATGGTGAGTCCCTTAGAACTCTTTGGTATGGAACGAAAACGAGAAGTGAGTTTGTCGTATGTTTACATGATTGCGTATATTTATGAACATCGACAAGATTTAGTGTCTCATTTAGATCATCCCAAGGAATACAGACAACGAGATTGTTTACTATTGCATTCAAATGCGATACGTCAATTGAATGTCATTCAAAACTATTCGTACTATCGTGGAAAACATGAATCCTTGTATGAACTATGCAATCACTGTTCTACAAGTATGGGAAAACGATTATTGAAACAACGATTTTTGTATCCATCGATTCACTCAGAAACGATTCAACGACGTTATGATCAAATTGAGTTTTTTGAAACTCATTCTGACAATGTATCCGTCTATTTATCCTCTATTTCTGATTTAGACAAACAATTACGTTTATTAGGATTACAACGGTTAACTCCGTATGATATTTACTCTATGAATTTGTCCTATGAATATGTCACCGGTTTGTTTACATCGATTCAAAACTCGTTGTTTTTAGAAAACAAAAGAACAGTTTTGAGTGAGTATACTACGTTTCACAAAGAATTACAAGATCAATTCGAGTGGTCCCACATTCAAAATGTACCTGCGACACAACAACTACGGTCTATTTTTTGTTCAGGTATCTATCCCGAGTTAGATGAACTTGACAAAGAAATTGACAAACTTCGATCGGATTTGGATAGTTATTGTGTTTATTTATCGAAATACATTGATGCGAAACAAGACAATGTTGTCAAATGGGGACAAGACAAACAAGATCACTGGTATCTTTATTGTACAAATCGTAGAGCTCAAAAATTCAAAGAAGCTGTCAAAAATACGTGTTCAACGGTATTGAAAATCAAACTAGGAGATTTGAAAGAGGAAATCAAAGTCGACAAACTCTTGTACCGTAAACTCGATAAATCCAGTACCGTAATTGAATTTCCTCAACTGGTGAAGATTTCCTCTCAATTAAAACAAAATTACAAGAGGTTATCGAAAATGAATGATTCCTATTTTGTAGATACGACAACGAAACTCTATACACAACATGCAGATACATTGAAACAAATTCATTTTTTGATCGCGGAAATCGATGTCAGTCACAATGGATACAAATTATCCAAACGATACAATTATGTTCGTCCAATGATCGTAGATGATTTGAGTAGTCATGTATTGATCGAAGAATTACGACATCCTTTAGTTGAACAAATCAATGATCAAATCCCTTATACCACAAATGATGTTGAGTTACATAAAGATAAAGAAGGAATGTTGTTGTTTGGGACAAATGCCTGTGGTAAATCTACCTTTATGAAAGCAATTGGATTGAATATTGTATTGGCTCAAGCGGGTTATTTTGTGGCTGCATCCACAATGACACTATCTCCCTTTCACCAATTGTTTACTCGTATTTTAAACAATGATAACATCTTTCGATCTCAGTCAAGTTTTGCGGTTGAGATCGAAGAATTGAGAAGTTTATTGAAACAAAGTTGTGAAAAATCTTTGGTTTTAGGAGATGAATTGTGTTCTGGAACCGAAACAAATTCAGCATTATCGATTGTATCATCGGGATTACATACACTTGCCAAGAAACGATGTAAATTTGTATTTACGAGTCATTTACATCAATTGACAACGTTATCTTGTGTCAAAGAGATATCGAATTTACAAATATGTCATCTACAAATACGATTTGAATCGGATCAACTTATTTACGATCGAAAATTGAAATCGGGTTCGGGACCTCCCGTCTATGGACTCAAAGTCTGTGAAGCTTTAGGTATGCCATCTGATTTTTTAGATTTAGCCCATCAAATTCAAAAACAACTGTTAGGATTCGAACCTAATCCTTCGAATTACAATGCGTCGGTTGTCTTAGACCTTTGTGAAATCTGTGGTGATCCTGCCGAAGAAACAGATCATATACGAGAACAACAAAGTGCAGATGACTTAGGTATGATCGATCATTTTCACAAAAACAACAAACATAATTTAGTTGGATTGTGTAAATCGTGTCATGCGAAAAAAACAAAAGGACTCATTCAGATTCATGGTTGGGAACAAACAAGTGAAGGTAACAAACTAAAGTATAGTTATACAGATCAAGTGAAACAACGGAAAAAATATACAGACGAACAAGTCGAACAAATCAAACAATACAAAAAAGAGTACGAGGAAAACAAGGAGAATTGTCGTAAATTGATATTCTTGCGAGACAAGATTCAGATATCGAAATCACTGTTGACAAAAATTATGACAAACACCTACTAAGTTAAAATACTTAAAATTAAATATCTACACTGGGTATATAGTATGGTTCAAGAAGATTACCTCGAAGTGGATGATCCCATCAATGGTCAAAACTACGTATGCTTATCCTTTGTATCTCCGGAAACGTTGATTCAAAACAAGGAAGCTTTTAAAACAGCCAAGTTTTTACAATCTATGGCTCATGAAAAAGAAAAAGATTTCAAATATTTTTACAATTTATATCAAGACTTTTGTTACAAACATCATGATAAGTTACAAAAAGATTTCGACAAGGAAAATGATATGAAAACCAATGTTCGCGGAGTGAAGATTCGAGGTGTTTTCCAAACAGAAGAAGAAGCTCGTCGACGAGCCAAGACGTTACAAACTCGGGACAGTTCGTTTAATGTGTTTGTGGGACCGGTTGGATATTGGTTACCTTGGGACCCTTGTGCGGATCACGTTCAAGATGAGGAATTTATGAATGAACAACTCAATGAAATGATCAAGAAATACAAAGAAAATGAAATCAACAAAGATATTCTGTATGAACAAGAAAAGCGGGAAAAGATGAAGGATTCGTTGAAAAAAGAAGATATTCCGGAAGAACCTGAAGATAATCAAAAATCGGAAGAAACCGAAGAAACTATATCAGATAGTTTGCAAGAGGAAGATCCATGGATGAAAAATAAGTCGATTGAAAAGGCAGTGGAAGAATCTGTGGAAGACATTGTCGGTGAAACAAAGGAACCGGAACCAGAGGAAACAAAAGACCCCGAAGTAGAACCGGAACCAGAGGAAACAAAGGACCCCGAACCTGAAGTAGAACCGG